TCGGCCCAGTCGATATATTCAGCGCCTGGGAAAGCCTGGTTACAGCTCTCGATCACCCGGTCGGTAAAGTCTACAATCGCCTCGCGCTCGGTGATGAATTCACGGAGAACCTGCATCTGATGCGGTGCAGGAACCTGGATCACCACGCATGCGGGGCAGTTACCACTGTTGTCCCAGCCACGGTACAGCTGGCTTCCGTCCCACTTCAGAGGCTTCAGGGATACGTGGTCTCTGCGCTGAAACCCGGTATAAACCAGACGGCCCTTGATAATGACGCCCGGCTTGCCCTCGATGTACATGTCTACCCAATCAGGGTAGTCGCGGTACATCTGCCGCATTTCTTCGTAGTATCCGGGCCGGAGATTCTCTTCGTTTTCGCCTGGCGGTTGCCAGAACCCTGCATGGTTATCGAGAGGCTTCCCGGGAGGAATCGGCCCCGGAGGGGGACTCTGCCACGGAAAGTTCGAGTACGTCGGATGATTCGTGTACGGCGGGTTCGTGGTCTCGATGCCGTAGCGTTCTGGACACTTCTTGGGAAACCGGCCCGTACGACTGAAAAGTAGGAGCTTGACTTCTTCCGGCAATTCTATCGACTCATCAGTATGGTAACCCGTGAGTTCTAAACTCTTAAAACTTTTAACATCATCTGGACGATCACAGGAAAGAAACAAGATTTCCACCTCAAGGTTCTCGCCTTTGTGCGGCCCGGAATCGATTCCCCAATTTAGTGTGTACCTATGTTCCTGTTTCTGATACGTACCTTGAGGAAACCACTCAAAATAGGTTCTCTGGGTCGTATTCCGAAGTTCAGGCATTGTGTTACGAACCACGGCCCAGCGCGTCTTTGTGATACCATACGTGTTCCACAGATGCTTCGGGAGAAACAGGCAAACCTCGAAAGCCGCTGCAGAGCTCTTCCCCGAACCCATCGGGCCAACAATGCAGCGCACCTGGGCATTCGATTCGTGAAACAGTTTCAGGGTCTTTAGCTGCGTGTATTTCTTGCGTTCTTCTATCCAACCTTCAGGAACTAACTCCTTGCTCACTGGTAGACTCCTGTTTCTTTTTCTTAGGTTGCTTCAGGTCGTAGAGAATGACGACCTTTTGAGTGCTACTCTGTTCGAATTTGTCCTTCCACTTCTTGGGCTGGCGATTCTTGAGCCAAAACGTGGCCGCGTTAGTATCCGGCGGGATTTCCCGTGTAGTCGTCCGCTTGCGCTTCAGCTTGTATGGCTTCTGTCCACGGTGGCCCTCTTCCTCTTCTTCGATGGTTTCGGTGTACACCTTTCCCTGGGCTCTCACAAACGACGAGTCCTCGATCTTATGGTCGGCCTCTTCTTTGCCTACGCGGATGGCTTCGCGGAACTCCGGATGTATCTCCTTTGCACGATAAAGCGCACGTTCACCCACTTCAAGCAGATCTGCAAGCTCTTTCATAGTTGCGCCTTCGCGGCACCACCACGTAACTTCTTGCAGACGGGGCTGGATCATCTCCGAGTATATTGTGTCTTTACTGGCCACGCTTGTCCTCCAGGCGTCCTGCTTGGTTAAAAGGCTTTCCGGCTCTCTGCATCCGGCGACGGGCCTCGAGCAACGCGCCGACGATTCCGTACACGTGATCACAGCGTGAGATCTTGAATACAAAGCTTGCGCTGGTAGACCCGGTAAAGAGAATCCTGAGAGCGTGCACTATACGGTCCCAGACACGCTGGCACCACCCGGCAGGGCTCACAAGGTCTCCCTCAAAACTGACTTCTACTGTATCGGTAGATTTGTCGTAATTGACTCTGAGGGCCAGGATGCATTTGGGATTGCCGCAACCACAGAGCAGGTGATACGTGATAAAGTTATCGCCTTGGACTTTACCTGCGCCTTCGGTTACGGGCATCTGGGCCTCTGAGGAGGGTACATCGGGGAAAAGGAGACTGCCCCCGGGTTCGGCGGGACCCGGATTGTGGGAGCTTACTGCCGGGGGCACTATGGAAGGTCATACATTGTTGGAACTGTGGTTCTACGAATGTTAATACACCGTAGTAACGGTTGTGTTCCATTATGGAGAACTGACCACGCCACACTTGCGACACTTGTGCGTCCCTGGGTCAACAATTCCACCGCATTCGCAGAAACTGCATGGACATATCTGTCGCGGTTGCTTGTCATCGCCCCAGGTGTAATTCGGGTCAACGTCAGAGGCATACACAGCCGGTTCCTGACCCGGCAAAACCATTTGCTGCGACGGCCCCGATGGGATAGTCGGAACGTCTGTTGCTTTTGGAAAATCTGGCATGGTACGAAAGACCTCCAAATGTTGATAAGTGGTGACATTTTTGTCCAAACTGGGGTGAGGCGGAGAATCAAACTCCGGCTACTCGGGCCACATCCGAGCGTTCTGTCACTAAACTATCCTCACCATGAAATGGTGGAGCGGCTCGGACTCGAACCGAGATCTAACTGCGTGCAAAACAGTCGCTTTCCCATTAAGCTACCGTCCCATGTTTGGTCTGAGCGGCTGGATTCGAACCAGCGTGCACGTGCTCCCAAGGCACGCGAGGTAACCGGACTCCTCAACGCCCAGTATCTGGTAACCGGAACTGGACTTGAACCAGTACTGGCAGGATCAAAGCCTGCTGGCCTATCCAATTAGCCGACCCGGCTATTTTGGCGGAAGGAGATGGACTCGAACCATCAGGGGGCCACATGACCCCGTACGCATTAGCAGTGCGCTGTCTTACCGTTAGACTACCCTTCCTGATTTTGGGCTCCCTGGAGGGATTCGAACCCCCGTCTGCCAAGGTTCGTAGCCTTGAGCTCTGTGTCCGCTGAGCTACAGGGAGTGATTTGGCGGCGGAGGAGGAGATTCGAACTCTCATGCGGCTCATCACCGCTACTGGTATTCAACGCCAGGCCCCGCAGCCCACTGGGGTCAACTCCGCCTTAATTGGCTCCTGGAGAAGGAATCGAACCTTCAGCCGTCCGGTTAACAGCCGGATGCTCCACCTGTTGAGCTATCCAGGAATGTCTGGAACGGGCGCTCGGAATCGAACCGAGTTCACGAGCTTGGAAGGCTCACGCATCGCCATCAATGCTTCACCCGCTTACTTTTGGTGCCAGCAGAAGGACTCGAACCTCCAGTGCTCAGAGAGACCTGATCTACAGTCAGGCGCGTTCACCCAATTTCGCTATACTGGCATTTAAATTGGTACCCTTGCGGAGACTCGAACTCCGAAATTACTGGTCCTAAGCCAGTTGCCTCTTCCAATTCGGCTACAAGGGTTTATCTGGTAGAACCGGTCAGATTCGAACTGACACTTGCAAGGGCTTAAACCTCGTGCCTCTGCCATTGGGCTACGGTCCTTTTTGGGATCCCGGGCCGGATTTGAACCGGCGATCACCAGATTGAAGGTCTGGGGGCTTAACCGCTCGCCTACCGGGACTGGAACCAGTGGAGGGCTTTGAACCCCCAACCTGCCGATTACAAGTCGGCTGCTCTACTAATTGAGCTACACTGGCATGTGTTTTGGTGGAGGTGCCGAGAATTGCACTCGGGTCCGAGTCCTTGCTCGCTTGAGCCTTGAAGGAGGCTCGTCGACCTATTCACCCCCAAGTATAACCTTGTTTACCTTGAGTAAGTTGTAAATGGTCCTGGCTACTTCCGAGTTCACGTTAACAAAGGCATCGTGATCCATGGCAAAGAGCTTTGTATCCTTCCAGTTGATGTACACGTGCCCCAAATTGTCCATCGAAGACTCAAATGCTTCATGTAATAGAGTATCGATGGTCTGAAAGTTGCTTGCGGTAGGATCAATTACAATCACGCCGTTTTCGATACTATAAAAGCCACTGTGACCGACCAGCTTTTCGCGTCCTATTGCGAGAATCGTGCCGCCGGTCTGATGCGTCTTAGGAAGTTTTAGCATGTCCGCCCCGCCGCATGTTGGCATACAACGCACGTTTCATTCGTTCACAGGCCGCATGGGTCTTTTCCTTTGGTTGCGCGGGATTGTGCACCCAGCGAGCTTTGTCCGCGTCCCATTTCAACAAGACATCTTTCTTTGGTCCACCACAACGCCACGGCATGTCAGCCAGCCTTTCGCGTCTTGCTCAGCGCACGCTTTGCCTGTTTACTGGATTCGGAAACGGCTCGCTGGTTGGCTCTCCGATCAACTGTAAGCTCTTTTCTGCTTGCACTTAATCGCCTGGCAGCCATTTTTTGAGCCTGTCGTACAGTCTGCTTTGCTTTTTTCAACGTGTTCTCCTTATTGCAGGTCGAGGCCCTGTCAGCTTGATTGACTCGGGTATTTCATGGATCTGCAGGAATATGTCCTGGGCACAGGGATACAGCTCCTGCTTGACTCCCTGGATCACGAAATCCCCGTAACCGCCCTTCATGCGTCCCTCAAGCGTGTCCACCTCGAACGGGTAGTTCATCTGAGCGGCCCGAATGGTGATCGGGATCTTCTTGAAGGCCCTCATGCGCTTCAGTACCTGCTCGGTTACGTCCTGATTTCCGACGAACACGCGGCACGTGTCCGGAGGTCCCTTCGGTCGGTCTCCCTTTCCACGCGCAAAACCGCAGTCGTAAGCCTCACGAACGGCACACGGCCCGGCGAACCCGTAACACGGGTA